TCTGGGTCATACTTAGTAAAAGTTGCCTTAACAGAGTCTTCAACAAGCATGTGTTGCGGAAAAAGTGCTATATTCGAACCAATAAAAAATGCGTTACAAAATCGCTTCGTATTTGCAAGTTCCATTTCAACATAACACAAATTCTTAAACGCTACTTTCTCAAGATTCTCAGCATTTGTAATTCTGGATGCTTCACTAACAGGGAGTTCATTCATAACAACGCCGGCCCAAGGATTAACTTCCATGTCGCGGTCACTAACGTCATTCTCACACACAGGAGCTAAATTCCCTTGGGATAAAACTCGTTGTACTCTGTACATACGCACAAGAGCATAAATGGCAGATACAATTGCACTAGTGCCAATCATATAAGCCACGTGTTTACGCTTAATTGAACCCACTGTCGATTTCATTACCGACTTGCTGTCAACAACATAATGTATAACGGATTCCCTCTTCGAAGCAAAGTACAAAACATACAGCTTCGTCAACAAAAGGAAAATCGCACAACTCACAAATCTGTTGTAAAATACGTGAAACAAGCAGGCTAAAACACAAACTAGGTACAATTTGGTAAATAAAACAAAATTGGGCATGATCTGACTACGCTTCTGCTTAGCGATCAGCCAAATCATAAAATTTGTTTCATAAATGCACTTAGGCAACATGGCAACCCAATTAAAAGTTTCCATTGAATCCAAGAAATCAAGGTACTTCTCATTGAAGGTTGTCAATATACCGGATTGGGTGCAGTTGCATAATATGGAAGGTTTTTTGCACAAAGTACAAAAATTCATCTTTTTGTTCAAATCTGTGTTCATCTCAACCACTCTTCGCTGTTCAGCAAAGTGAAAGCGAGATTCGTCAATAACAAATTCCAACAATTCTTTGATGCCCATATCAGCAACTTTTTTAAGATGAGTATCGTTTTGCTCAGATGGAACAAAAACTTCACAATCCCACAAATCCGGAATATCAGGAATCGAATTGCCATAATGTGCAGAAACCTTGCGAGAATCTAATCTGCCATCTGTACCGAATGTGAATTCAGGCTTAACGTTAACATTGATATGAATGTGAGCTCTTCGAACAATGGAAAATTGTTCTTCAGAAAATTTAAAAGCTAATTCATTCAACAAAACATTTGACGTCATTACAACGGCCTTAGGTTCAATTGAAACCTTTCCTTTCATGTCGGCTTCGGCCATATTTGCGTAGGCCGGGACATTGTTTACAATCTCTATGATCTTTTGACACGGTGACTTCTCAATAAAGTCAGCCTTGGTATTTCCCAAATCATCAATAAAAATCCCATTAATATGAGACTTATAATTTGACATATACTTGTCTGATTCATTAATTGTAATCAATCTGTCATCGTCTGCACTAAAACCATTAGATTCTAGAGCTGCACACATCAGAATTTTTGCAACTGATGTCTTTCCACGTCCAGACTTCCCTTGCACGTATAGCGCAAAGGGGGCTTCACGCAATTGTCCAGACACTCTGAATGTGACAAAATCAGAATATAATTGTCTCAAACGAGTGTGTCTATCTTGTAAAACACGCTTTTCCCACGTATTTTGACAAGATTTTAGGAGAGTAGTACTGGTTTCAATAGTCTGATCCAACAACAAAGAATAATCGTTTTCAGACAAACCATGCAATCTCTCCAAATTGCCTGACTTAACAGAACCAGCAAGCTCTAAGACTTTAAAATAATTATCTTCGAATTGCTTAGTTTCGTCGTCAGAAAAGAAGAGTGGACTCA